ATGTCGTCAGCCGGGACTGTTTGATACACCGGAAAGCCCGGATTAAAAGCAATATACACCAAAAGAAAAAGGGGCACAAGGCCCCTTTTCAAATATTTCCAAAGAAATATTAGGTCGAACCGGGGGAGCCAAAGACGCCCAGTGGATCGGAGAAGCCAAAGCTGTAACGCTCACGGGCTTTGTAACGAACGTTACCTGTATCAAAGTCACCGTCCATTGACGTAGTCAAGGCCATACGCTCAAAGTGCTTCAGGCCGTTAGGAACGTCTGTGCACAAGAACCAAGCATTGGTGTCTGTCAGGTAGTGGTTAATTGTGTAACCTTCAGGGATTGAACCGTTGTTCTTCAACGCGTTGATGTCGTTGTCAGCGGTACCAACACGGAGGTTAGTCTCGAGCAAACGAGTAGCAACGAACTGAAGTGCTGGAGGCACAACCAATTTTCTAGGCTTAGCGGCAATCAACAGGCCACGCTCATCAGTCCAAGCAGCGATCTGAATCACAGCGTTTTCCAACGATGTTTCATTCAAGTCAGAGTTGGTTGAAGGACGATTGCTGTTAGTGCCACCAGACACCAATGGGTGCGCTGTAGAGAACAGAGCAACACCATCACCACCAGCGTAAGCATTGCTAAAACCGTTGTTCAAAACGGATGCAGCTTTAACTTGCTTGGTGTAAGCCATAGCACGAGCCAAGCCCTTGGTGTAACGAGCAGACAAGCTGTCGTACAAGTTATCTTCAACCGCTTCTTCAGTGATTGAGAAACCCAAGGCGATGGTTTCGTGGTTATAGCGAGCCGTGAACGCTTCTTGCGCATTGTCATAAGCAATGGCTGAACCTTCGTTCTTGACAGGAGCCGCAGAGAAGCCAGACAGTTTTGTCTCTTCTTCAAAGCTACGCTCAGATTTCTCTGTTTCGTAGATTTCTTTATGCTCTTCGCCGTAGGTGGCATACTGCAAGCCGAACAAAGCGTTCAAGCCGGGGAGCAGTTCTTTAAGTAGTTGTGCGCGTGAAATAGCCATGATTTAACTCCTTAGACCGCTGTGCCAGTGTAGTAGGAATGGGTGCCAAAGTTAAGTTTGACAAGCATTTCTGGATACTGGGTGAAAACAATAGTGGAAGCGGCTGGAATAGCCGTAACACTGCCGGGAACTGCAATCGCAGAATTGATGGTCACTGTTGTTGCACCAGCAGCCGCAGCCGCAGACACAAACGAACCAGACTGAATGTACTGACCATTAGCAGCAAGATAGCCAACTTCTGTGCCTACCACCAAGGCGTTAGGTAAACCAGAACCAGTCAAGGTAATGGTAGTAGAAGAAGACGAACCAGTTGCGCTAGTTTGAATGGAGGTTTCCTCAACCAAACCAACTGCACGCAAAGCTAAGTCAACACCTGTGGTAGATGCGCTATACAGAGCAGCAACAGCAGAATTACCTGTGTTGACGTTACCTGCATTTTGAATCAAACCAAAGTTTTGGCCCAACATAGCAGTAGAAGCGGAAGCAATTACTGTTGTAGCGGAACACATTACCACTTTAAACACTGTGTCAGGATCATCACAAACGATAGCCCTTCCAGTAGCAGTAGTACCAGCGGGCCAAAACTGAGCAAATTGCGTTTGCTTAGTTGTAGGGTTTACATACTCACAACCCAAGAACACACCAACCAAACCGTTGCCAGTAGAGTCAGTAGTGTCAGTGTTTTTAACAATAGAACCACGAACAATATTGACCAAATCACCGTAAAAGATGTTTGATGCAAAACCGTACTGGATCGAGTAATCGCGGGTAGAACCAGCGAATACCTGTCCGCCAATCAAATTGATTGGCTTTAGCCCGTAAGGGGCGTCAACAACCGGATAAGCCATAAAAGACTCCTATAAATTATTTAGAACCAGAACCAAATCCTGTTCCGCGACTTGTTGTTGACTTGCGGTCAGCAAACAAGGGCATCCGAGGGTCGTTATTTCGCATGAAATGATTATCAACTGAATCCATCTGGTTTTGAGCTTGCTTGTTGTAATAGTCAGCGCGAGCTTCAACGCGTTCCTTGGGAGCCTTGCAAAGCATCAGCCCACCAATTTCCACATTGCCATTTGCGTTGTTACCAAACAAGGCCAATTCTGGATGATCCACTGCTTTCACCGGCTCATAACCATCGCGCATCTGTAAGGACACGTTGTTGGCTAGTGGCTGACCTAGCACATGAGTCGCTACCCAGCGAAACGTGTAATCTGGATCAGGTGTCGGATCAGGCAAGTTGCTCGGGGGTACGTATACCGTACGAGCAGATTTATCGCGTGACTTAGTGTCACGATTTGAGCGGTCAATTGTTTCAGCCATTTCAGTTCTCCAACTTTGCTACTTGAACAGCATACTGCTGTGGGGTTAAACCAAATTTTTTCGCTAACGCTACTTGCGTTTGAGTTAGCCTAATTTTTCCTGCACTCGTAGAACGAGATACAGAGGCAACCACTGTCGTAGGTCGTTTTTGAACCTCACCAGACCTTGGCTTGTCATTTGCTTGCCCGAATAAATCCGGAAAAGTTGACTTCATGCGACCATCAATTTGGTCGAAATATTCAGCAGAGCGGGGATCCACTCCGTTTGTGACTAGTTTTTGATGCAGCCCTAGTGCGTAGCTGGTGTATTCCTCAAACCCTTGCTGTCCGAACCACTGGTTTTTTGCCTGCCAGCGCAGGGTTTTTTCGTCCGGTTCAGCCCTTGAAGGTTGGGCTTGTTGTGTTTGTACCTCAAAATTATCTTCCTGTAAAGGGGTAGGACGATAATTTTTTACTTGCTCTGCACGAATCTTTGCATCCATCACAGCTTCTTGGGCTTCAATGATTGCATCTGTGTCAAACGATTCTTGTGCGGCTTTGAGTCTGCCACGAGCTCTGTCCAACTCACTCTCGGCCTTTGACTTAGCGCCTTCAATGATGGCTTCCTGCCCTGTGTAGACGTTCTGCTTGAGGCGTTTATTCTCTTCAATCAACTGCTGTGCAAGACGCTCAAGCTCTTGTTTCTCGCGCATTGTCGCCTCTTTGACACGGCGCTCGTCGTGACGGGCGTGGGTCAACTCTTTGATGCGGTTCTGAACTTTGCCAGAGTAAGTTTCAATTTCTTCATCGGTTGGATCTTCAACGTGTCGGTCAAGAGGCTTTTTACCTCTGTCACGTTCAGGCGTGTCATCTTCGATTTCAATCTCTATCTCATCTTCGCCTTCTATTTCAAACTCAACGTTTGAAGTCTTTTTGTCCTCGACTTCGTCGGGGAACTTGTACGGTTCAGCCATATTATTCCTTTCAAGCGCGGGTCAGGCCGCGGGGGTCTTGCACAACAGCATCAACTTGGTCGTCGTTGATGAGACGGAACTCCTTGCCAAAGATCTTGAATCTTGTGCCGGAGTAAGTACGTACTAACACAAAGTCGCCCTCTTTACACCATGCTCCGTTAGGAAACTTAGCGGTGTCGTTGTACGCATCTGGGCCAACTTTCAAAACAAACAACACAGTGGTTGCCGTTTCTTCTTGGCGCATACTTTCAATAGGCCGGACTAAGTCCAGACTTGTACCGTCAACTCGTTCAGAGATGTCGGGCACGGCGCAAAGAATCTTCCAACCTGTAGGGATGGGGAGTTGCGTGGCCTTCTGCTCGTCAGTAGCTTCAGGAGCATCCAGAGGCTGGATGGGTTCAGGCAGTGCAAAAGCACCGGGGGTTAAATCAATATCACTCATCTGATTCTTCAACTTTCTGCGCAAGGTCAATTAAATAACGCTCTGCGAGGGCTAGACCCTGAATAATCCCGCAGAGTTTTTGGTACTCTTCAAAAGTACGGCATGAACCGCCAGCCAAGTCATCGGCATAGTTGTTCATGTCAGTGCGTATTTTTTCACGTAATACGCGTACGAAGTCTTGGATCATGATCTAGGTTCTTTCTGTTTGAAAGTTGAAAGATGTTGCAAAGCCATCCTCTTGCTGTCTAGAAGTTGCTGTTCTTTGCTCTTTGCAACGTCAACACCTAATTGAATGCCGGCACGTTCCTGTTCAAACTGTTGCTTGAATTCGCTCTCTTTAATTTGCGCACCTGTGCGAAGAGCTTCCAACTCGAGTTTGCCGCTGACTTCTTGCTCTTTCAGAGCCTGTGCATCGGCCTTGGCAGCAGCGTCCATCATGATCTTTTGTTTCTTCAACTCTAGCTCTTGGCCTTTGAGTTGGAGTTCCTGCATCTGCAACTGCATGACTGGGTCTTGCATCTGTTGCTGTGCCTGCATCTGCGCAGCCTTGGCTTGGTTCTGCATAAGAACTTGTTGCGCCGCTTGAGCCATCATGCCGGACAACGCGATCTCAACCTGCGGTGGCAACTTCTCGTCTTCGGGAGGCAAAGGCATGCCCAACTGTTGCTCGATCTGCTGACGCATTTGGTAACCAACGTGCTCTGCAATGTGCGCAGTGATTGCGCCCATGATCTTGGGGGCCTGTGGGTTTTGGCCAATGAACTGCTGCATCATCGGGTCTTGCAACAGCATCATGTGTACCTGAATGTGCGAAGCGTGATCTTGGTGCAAAAACGCTTTGAGTGGCGTGCCCTTAAGTGCATTCTGGTTTTCCTGCACTGGATCAGTTGGCTTCATGTCATCTTTGATTGGCACAAGTTTTTCAGCGTTCTTGATACCCAAAACGTTCAACATACCGCGGTGTAGTTCTGGCAAGTTGTAGATGTCCGGAGCCATCTGCGCCATCTGAATGACGGCTTGGTACTGGATAACGCGCTGAGACATGGTCGCAGCGTTGGGGTCTGACACGGGGATAACATCCACCAAGTCATAGTCGGCTTTCTTAGCTTTGCGAGTGCCGTACTCGGGTGTATATGTGTAGTCTGGGTCGGTGTAGTCGCGGATAATGTTCTTCAAGAGTTTGAACTCTTGCTTCAGGGCAAAGTGCACACGAGCCTGCACCGCAGTCATCACCTTCAACTGACGCTCAAGCAAGGCCAACGTTGTACCAACGGGAGCCTGCGCAGACATGTCCGACACTTTCATGTCAGCAGTCGCGGCAAAGCGCCTGCCTTCATCAACGATGGTCTGCATCAAGTTAAACAGCGTAGCGCTTGGCTCCTTGTACGGGAGCGGCAAGATGTTGTCGCGGATCGTGCCCGAGCCTACATCTACATCACGGAACTCTCCGGGTGCGATTGGTGTGTCGTCGCCTTTGATTCGCAGGCCCCGTGTCTTGAGTCCGCCGGGCAAGTTGGCAAGAGTTCCTGCATCGACAAGCTGGCGCATGAGGGACGTAGCGGATTTAGCAAAGCCTCCGATAAGGTGGAAAAGCCCGAAGCCGTAAGCTCCAAAACCCGGGATATATTGGTAGTGAACAAAGTGCTGGCGCTTGAGTCTGAGATCATCATCTTCCTTCCAGTTGCGGCGAATTGACAGGATGTCGTTAGAACCCTTAATCAACGTGACAACGTATGGCAACATGATGCCGGTCTCTTCACCAGAGTCGTCTTTGTCTTCGTAACCTTCAAGGTTTAAATCAACATGGCACTCATACAGGGTGTAGCGGTCGTCGTTTAAATCGCTAAAGCCTGTCTCTTTGTCCTTGGCTTTCTGAATGTCTGTCAAGTCTCTAGGTGCATCAGATAACTCAACATCAAGGTAAAAGCCAACCTGCTGGAGCTTGATGATTTCGTTCTTGGTCTTGCGCATAACGTGCGTGATGCGGTAACAAGTGTCTAGATCCGTTGTTCCGTACGGCAGATACATATCTTCCGCAGGAATAAACATAGAGACCTGACGTCCCAAATTGGGATCATAGTAGACCTTCTTAAACGCTGAGCCTGTGGCTGGCAGTGACCAGAGCATGCGCTCGTGTTCAGCGCGGTACTCCGTCATGACTTCCGTCAACTCGTAGTTCATGTCGTCTCTAACGTTAGCCGCAACTTCTATCATCTCTGGCGTTTCTTTGCCAATGAGTTTGCTGCGTACAGGCCCTTGGGCTGGGAACGTCTCGGTGATTGTCTCTGCTTGGAAGCGCACAACCGCTTCTGTAATCATGGGGTGGAACACACCGCATGCGCCGTTCCAAGGTTCTGTTCTTTCCTCAATCTGCAAGCCCAAGAGCTTCAGACCATCAACGTACGTCTTCTCCCAATCCTTGCGGCCATTCTTGTCGTTGTCAATGTCAGACACCAAGTCACCAGCCAGCGACTGCAAAACGCCACTTTTTATGTACTCGGCCAAGTTGTCATCAAAGCCTTCTTCCTCATCATCTTCTCCGGGCGTAAGCGTGATCTCGATGCCGTCTATGCCAATAGTGACTTCTTCGGGATCAACAATCTCGATCTCAAGGGGGGACTCTTGTTCGCCCAGCGCGTCAATGCCCATTGGTTGTTGGTACAGCGCTTTGTCGATGTTCGTTGCCATGTGTGTTCCTTAAATAAGTTTCCAGTTGCCTTGAGAATATTCGTCAGGCATTTTGATTGTTCCGCCACGGGCTTTGTCAATTGTCGGCGCCATGGCTCTGCGCTTGGCTAATTCAGCCGATTCATTTTCGTTCAATGTGCGGGATTCAGCAAACGGTAACACGGCCAAGTCTGTAGCTTTATCTACGGCTTCGCCATACTGTCCTGCTTTTGCCGCAGTTACCGCGCCAAGTAAAGATGCTGCAATACCGGCCTTACCTGCCGCTTTAGGGATCACCTCTGTAATAGCGTTGCCAAAATGCACGTTGCGTGCTTTGCTACCTTTGGGGCTATCCGAACTACCCAAGATTTCTACAGGGTGCATACCCGCTTTTGGTTCTAGCGTAAAAGGTACGCGTGTTACGGCTTGCCCTTTCTCTAGTTTCATTTCAGGCGCGTACTTGGATGCTGGGCGATAGAAGTCTTCAGTAGCCTGTACTAAAGCGTAGCCTGTAGCTTTTCCATCTTTACCAATTTCAGGAACCAAACGGGTTGCTGTTGACGGGTCTTGCAACCATGAGCCTACAGCAGTCACCGCTTTGGGATCCATATACAGCGTCTTGGTAGATTTTGGTTGCATGCCCGCAGTGGTATCGGTGTGGTTTGCCCCACTGCGGTTACGAACGGTCTGACTTCCCGGCAAATGGGCGTATGTAGACCCGCGACCTGTGCGAAACAAGTACTCTGCATCTGACATGCCTTTAAACGGTTCGTAGTCCATGTCTGCCTCAATAGTATTCGGTTTTCCTACGGCGAAAGATCTCAAGGTCATCTTTCTCGTCGGTGTCTAAACTGATAAAGCCGCCTTGCCTAAAGCGTAGCAGCGCTTGTGTTGTCGTGTCCACGTAGTCGTCGTGCTCCCCAACTGGGAACGCGGCCACCTCTTCAATCACTTCCCGTGCCCAGCGTGTGTCGGGTGCCCAGACTTTACCACTGCTGAATAAATCCGCAACCGCGTTGACTCGTACCATCTTGTCGTTACCGCGTGACGGGCTGAACTCCTGCACAGGTATGCCCAACGCCCGCAGTTCCTGAATCAACGGCCCCCCTGATGCCTTTTTCTCCACAATGAACGCATCAGGTTCCCACTCCTTGTATTGCTTAAGCGCCACCACCTTAAGTTCAGGGAAAGCCATGCGATCTTTAAACGCATCCAGAAGGATAAGCTGGGGGGAGTCATTTTCTTCCTCGTTGTAGAAGATGCCCCACGTTGTACACGCAGAGTAGTCGGATGTGTTCTTGGTCTCAAACGCCGTATCCCAAGACTGGATGATGTATTCGCACCTTGGCGGGTCATCTGGCTCCCAAATACGCCACATTCTGCGTGAAATGATGGCAGAGTTCTCAGATGTGGGCTGCTGCATGTACTGCGCGTTCCAATACCTTGGGTCAATACTGGCTTTTGTGGATTTCAGCGCCTCAAGTGACCACTGCTCTGGCCAAAGGGACTTCTCGTCTTCTTCGTCCTCGTTCAAAATGGCCGGCAACTCCACAATCTCCCATGGAACAGCCTCTGGATTCTTGGTTTGATAGTCAATCAGGCGCCCAGTCAGGTCTAGGAGCGACCAACGGGTCATCACAATGATAATCCCACCACCCGGCATCAAACGCTGCAGTGGGCCCGTCTGGAACCACGACCATGCGGTATCAAACGCAAGTCTAGAGTTAGACTTTACGTCCTGTTCCGAGTGAGGATCGTCAATAACGAACAGATCAGCACCACGACCAGCAAGAGCGCCCCCGACACCAGCAGCATAGTACTGACCGCCAGCGCTTGTAGACCACTTGCCGGCAGCCTTTTGGTCATCTGCCACCATTGTCTGGGGGAAAACTTCTCTGTACTCATCAGAATCAATCAAGTTACGTATGCGCCTGCCATAGTCTTCAGACAGACCCGCAGTGTGCGTGCCCATGATGATCTTCTTATCAGGATATTTACCTAAAAAGTACGCAGGGAACAGGTAAGACGAGAACTCAGACTTACCCATACGAGGTGCGATGTTGATAATCACGCGCTTTTTCCTGCCCTCGACCACATCTGTAAAAATTTTAGCCAGCTTCCTGTGGTGCGGGCCAATCTTAAAGCCGGGGTACACGGCAGTGGCAAACCCCAGCATGTTTGTTTTAGCCGCCTGTAGGTTGGCGCGGGACTCACGTAAGTCCAAATCGTTAAAAAGCTCCAGTTTCTCCTGTTTGGACAAATGCGGCAAAGCTTTGGCCATAGCTTCTAGCTCAAGCTTACTCAGGGTGGTGAAGTTCTCAGGCTTCATCTTTGTCCGCTGTAACGTCGACCACATCGATTACGCCCATGAATCTGTTGAGCTTCTCTTTGATGCGCATCTCTAGCTCTACGTCAGACATCTCTGTCTTCTTGACCTCAACCCGTTCAGTAAACAGCGCCACCTCGGTGACCTTACCGAGCATGTCCAAGGCTTTAAGCCTGATGCGTGCGTCTGGGTGTTTGACTTCTTCTAGGATCTGAGCCACTGCGTATCCCCGCAGTTCCTTGGCCTGCTCGACAAACGCCCAATCGTAGGCAGTGAGCATCCCAACTAGATGTTGTACGGCTGCTGGCGCTTTTACATTTGCCAATGCTTGTTGCGTTGTTGCAACAGATTGGCCCGTCACGATACTGGCAAACGATTTACGCGCTGCTTCTGCATCCGCCTTGGTCTCGATTTCCTCGTCATCAAGTTCCAAGTCTTTGAGCCACTGCGCCGTTTTAACTTTGGCATCGATGGTCGTGGCCGTATCCGCCTTTTCAAAAGACAGGACTTCCGCGGTGGCGTCGACCACCTCTGGATGAAACTCGCCGTAAATCAAATGTTCTAGCATTGCGTAGG